CTCAGTGATATCGGGATGCCATGACATATAGGTCATGACTGTCCGGAACACTGTGACAAGTTCCTCTAGCGGAGCGTCTCGCGGAAACGAGAACTCCATCTTGCTTCCTTCATGTGGGATCTCCACACTGATCTTCATTCGTCGGTCGTTGTTCATGGTTGTGGGTCTGGATATTTGATTTCGCAGTCTTCACAGATGTACCCGTAAAGCCAATGATAAACTTTACGGCGACCACATTTGCATTCATCTTCAAGGTCGCAATCTGCGACCTTATCTTTAAGATCACAATTTGTGATCTTGCGGCGGTAGGTTCCGTTACGGACAATTGCTGGCGTCATCCAATCTGAAACGTACACAGGCAACCAGTGGTCTTCACCGACATACACTTCATCACCGTCCTGTAGTTTGTCGCCCTCTCTCAGGAGGACGTGGTATTCTGGTACGGTGTCTTCGTCAAGTGGACCCCAAAAGTCTTCGTACGACTCACCGCCGCCGACATGTTTAGTTGGTGGCTCTTCGTCTTCGCCACGAACCCATTTAAGGATGTCAGCGAACTCACTCACTGTCATTAACTCGCCTACTTTCAGAGAACCTTCCTCAGTTTCGTCGTTAGTGGGTCGCTTGTTCCTGTCATCCTGTAGCTTGCCGCAGTACTCTGCATCCATGAGGATGTTCGCGCTACAGGCAATGTGTGCCAGATGCGTGATACCGGATTCAGGGTCCAGTGATTCGCCGTCACGCCATGCGTTCAGATGACGCAGGATCGCGTTGACATAAGTGCTGGCGCAAACGCCAGTCTCACGCCAATTCCACGGACCGTACTTGTCTGCGCCCAACTTGTGGACCCATGCGGTCTGTTCCATTGCGTACGGCGGGACTAATCCCAATGGGGCTTTAAGGGAGCCCGCTTGCCCTTTGGGGTCATTGTATTCCATATTATCGTTTAATATTGAGTTGTTTTTTATAATAGGTAAGTTCTTCTTGTAACCGTACAACTTGTTTTTCTAAAAGTTTATAACGGTCTTTCCAAAGTTTTTTGGTGTTGTTGGCTTTTTTATAATGGGCATTGAGAGTTTCCAACCGCTCTGTTAATATTTCTATTATAATTGATTTATTTTGTTCTGGATTCATATTCTAATTATTATTTAACGCATCTATTTTTTGTTTGTATTCTGCTGCCCTATCAAATTTTCCTTCTTCGATTGCTGTGTCGTGCATCTTCAGCAGTTCTGCAAAAGTAAATTCCCTCTGCTTGCGGAAGATCTCATCGAAATTATTTCTGAATGATTCGCCGTCTACGTGACGCGGTAGGTCTCCTTTTCCTGCTCCAGTTCCAAATGACATCGTATATTGTGGTTAAGACTTCAGTCAAAATAATCGCGGTCCAGTAAGAGTAAAGAAAAAAGTTTGAAAATTTACGCGCCATGGATTGCCTCCAAATTTCCAGTCTTGATCCGTATTGCTTTCATCACGTGCTCTTCGATAGTTCCGGCGGCGACTAGCACCTTTTGTAGCGCGTCTGACTTTGCTCCGTTGCGGTGTATCCGGCCCAATACCTGCAGGTAGTCCTTAGCATTGAACGTGGGGCAGATGAGGGAGATGCGTGGGCGGACTCCGTTGATGTCATGCAGCGATAGACCAGTACCACCAGCGGCGATATTGACTACGATGCAGTTGGCTTTATCGCTTTGGAAGTCATCGATCGCCTGTTGTCTCTGAGTCGCTGTCTGGTTGCCGTCGATTTTAGGGCAGTGTAAAAGTCCAGTTAGAGCATTTAAGCTATCCGTAAAGTTGACGAAGATCACAACGCTGTTTCCGCCGTCGATGAAGTCCTCTGCCATCTCAGCGATGTCTGGCACTTTGAAGGACTCTGCCAGTTGGCGGGCTTTGAGGATATTGACCAGCACATGTTCGCTATTTGCTACCGTACCATTCAGTATGTATTCGTCGATAATCGCTGGCGTGAGGCCCAATTGTTCGTAGGCTTTGTCAATCTTCTTCAGATCCTTGAATTCAGTCGGCTCGACGAAAACACGATTGTCGCGGAAGCTGTCTGGAAAATCTGCTGGCGTCAGCTTGTTGCAGTTTACTCCGTACATTGTATGTCGGAGCGGAGCCAGCTTTGTTTTGGTCGCCAGCTTCCAGCCGCCCCAATCGTCCTGATAGCAGCCGTATTTCATCATCCAGCTGTACCAGCTAGTCAGTCCGTTCTCTGGCTTGTTGAGTGAATGTAATCCCAATAGATATCCTAATGCCCGCATCTCAGTAGGGTCTTCAGCGGCAGTGGCGGACATGCCGTGCACGGCGTACTTCTGCTGTACCAGCGCGATTACAAGTTGGGCGTTTAGCGTGTATGGTCCTTTACACTTGTGGATCTCGTCCACAAGGACCAGTGTGTCGGCTGGTAGTGACCAACGCATGATCTTCTTACCAGCTTTGGACATCCATTTCGTCTTGCCCCCACGGATCTTCTCGAAGTTCGTTACGAACAACGGCGTTATTCCGTGTGCCTTAAACTCACGCTCCCATGATGGGATAACCGCTTTCGGGCAAAGTACAGCGACAGGCTTTCCCAAATCTCTGGCCAAATGGACTGCGACCACTGTCTTACCCGTACCGACACTAGAACTATCAAGAGTATTAACTCCGTTCTTGTGACAGCAAATAAAGAACTCTTTTGCATCGCTTTGTTTTGGGAACAGTGTTTTCATTCGAGGAGTCACTTACTCGATAGTTCGGAGTAAGTCCAGAAAAAAATTGAAAAATCTTTCTAGTCCTCTGAAATAGCGTCTTCTGGATCGGCCCACGACATGAAGGCGGGAGTGTTCTCTCCGACCCATGCGCCCTCCACGTTGTAGTAGAAATATTCGATGGCGTCCTCTTCCGTCATTTCGCGTTGCAAGATCTCAAGGCATTTCTCAAAACTGTAAACGGCAAAGGGCTTGCCGAACTGGCGGGCGATTCCCATGAACGCTTCTTCAAAGCCGTCAGCAAGGATGACTTCTTCTTCGTCGTCAAGGCATTGTTCAAGTGTAGATGCAATGTCCATAAGATTACTTTCTTTTAAGCGGTGAAACTTTTGCGCCCATTCCGACACGGGCTTTTTCCAAAATTTTGCGTTTCTTTTCTGACGCTGACATTTCATTCGCCGTCTTTGGCGTATCGCCAGAAACTCGTTTTGTTGGGCGGCAGTATTCTGTTTTCTCTCCAGCGCCGCAAGGCTTGCCTGTTTTCTGGTCAACCCACTTCTCGCGCTCCCAACGCTTCAGGCTGGTTCCGGCTTCCGTTTTCTTGACATTGCCAGATCCCTTTCGGCATTTGGCAATTGCTTGTGAAGCGCGAGCAGACGGGAATACGTCGTATTGCGCCTTTACTTTTTTGTAGCAACTATCTTTTGGCATAACGTTGTCTAGTGTACTGCGCTATGAGGAAAGCGTCAACTATGCCGTCATGAGGCACAGTGCAACGGTTGTTCTTGCGCCAGTCCTCATCTGGAGCAAGTTCTTGCGCCTTCTTTAGCGCGAAGACTTTTGTCTGCGATTTGGGCACTTTGCCCAACAAAGCCTTCTGCCAGTCCAATACTCGAATCGGCTTTACTTTGAGTTCGTGCGACTCGCACATCCCCATAATCTTGCCAAACGAGATGCCCATCGAGCGCATCGCTTGTGAGGACTTCGCGTGTTTCAATGGTTCCTCGATCGCGATCAACGGCGGAGTATGAAGATCAGTGATCCAGTTGTAGATAGTGCGTGTATCGACTTCGCGCTTTCCGGCACGTTCAAAAGTCGGCATCGCCCACTTGTCGATGACGGAACCATCGTGCGCCGATATAGCACACAGCCCGCCGTCGAGTCCGTTGTCGATGCCAATAATCACCGCCGTTTCATTGTCAGTTGATCAATAATTTCAGAGCGAACGATGACGCCGTTTCCTTTTGCAGGAGCCCACTTGTCTTCGTATTTTTCAAGAGAAGCCAAAAAGAATACTTCTCTAGCGGTAGTCGGAATTACCCGATAATACGTTCCGCGTAATTCTACTGAATCGAAAGCGTAATCATCTACCGTAATCATTTTGCGTTTCTTCACCACCTCAGGATTCTTGCTTTCAATTCTAGCGAGAAACTGAATCGGGCTGCTGTGTAGTTCAATCATCGTTTTGTTCTTCGTTTGGTATATCAATCACTGTTGCTTTTTTCTTTACTCGAACAGCTCCGTCTCCGCGATCGGCTTCGGTGTTGTTAAGAATGGAAATGTCAATGTGCATCTTGCTTTGGCCTCCACCGTTCTTGGAGTTGAGTCCCAAGTTGCGGCGAATCAATTGGTCGAGTTCGGAGAGTTCCCGAACAGTTCTCGGACCACGTAGATTCTTCATGCTGTCCCGCATGAGCTTCACGCCAGCCGCCGCGATATAATGCTGGTACTTGTCTGCCGGAGTGGACTGCGATTCGGCGATCTCAAGGAGGCTCTTCTCTTCTTCGATCACGGCATCGTGCATTGCCAGTCGGACCGCCTCACCAGTTTTATTTTTAAGATCTTCCTCAAGGGTGTCGGCCAATGGATCGACTGGCTCTGCGTCAGGATCAGCGATCGAATCGAACGGGTTTACCCTCTTCCTGATTCCGGCTTCCCGAATCCATTTGTGGATTGTGCTTTGGCTGACCTTCAGATCTCTGGAGATCGAAGTCACCATGTAGTCCTGTTGGTACAGGTCCAACGCACGCTGGCGAAGTCGAGACGACTCTGCCGCAATCTGCTCTTTTGACTGTTTGGGCTTGCTCTTTATGCCCTTTTTCTTCAGTACATTTTTTGTGTTGCTGCTCAAGATGATGTGAATTAAAGTGGGGCCGACAAAAAATTCAAGAAAATTTTTCTGAAAAATGACAAATAAATCGAATCCTGCTCGGAGTGTTCTGGAGCCGCGTATTGACCCAACATCAAAAAAGATGGACGTCGGCGGTCTATTCATCAGGCCAACGAACCTGATAACGGCTTTGCTTTACGGCTTTGCCAAGCACGATCGTCCGGCGGCGAAGGAGTATTATTTCTGGCGCATCTGCGACGAGCTTTGGAACAACGACGACCTTCCGGAAAAGCTGATGGTCCGCCATCCGTGGGCAGACCGCATGATCAAGAACGCGATCCGCAATAAATATCTAGCGGTCGGAGGTTCGGCTTCGTCTGGTAAATCGCATACAATGGCGGCATGGGGCATCGTGAACTTCCTTTCACAGCCGCAGAATACCCTGATCCTTGTAACCAGCACCACGCTTCGGGAGGCACGGAAACGGATCTGGGGTTCCATCATCTCGCTCCTCACAGTGGTTGAGGACGCACCGATCAAGATTCGGGATTCAATTGGAAACATCGCTTACATCAACGAAAAGGGAGATCTTATCGAGAAGGCTGGTCTGTCACTTATCGCGGCAGAAAAAAGCAAGACACGTGAAGCGGTCGGCAAGTTCATCGGTATCAAGCAGAAACGGGTGATCCTTATCGGCGACGAGCTTTCCGAACTGTCGGAGGCTATCCTCAACGCCGGACTTACCAACCTTTCCAAGAACCCTGATTTCCAAATGATCGGGATGTCCAACCCGAACAGTCGGTTCGATGCCTTCGGTGTCTGGTCTCAGCCGAAAAATGGTTGGGACTCGATCGACGCACAGATCGACGACGAGTGGGACACGAAATGGGGCGGCAAGTATATCCGTCTGGACGGCGAGCGGAGCCCCAACATCGTAGCTGGCGAGACCCTATATCCTTGGCTCCCGACGGCGGAGAAACTGGCAGAGGACAAGGCTCTGCTCGGACCGGAATCTCGCGGCTACATGCGAATGGTCCGTGCCGTGTTCTTCGATTCCGAAGAAACCGAAGGGATCTATTCAGAGGCAGAGCTGGCAAGGAGCGGCTCTCTCGGAAAGGTACAGTGGGCCGGAAAGCCGATCCCAATCGCCGGACTCGATCCGGCCTTCACCAACGGCGGAGACCGAACGATCCTATATACGGGAAAGGTCGGCTACGATGTGAGCGGTCAATATGTCTGTGAGCTTGGAGAGGCGATCCACTTGAACGACGACGCCACCAATAAGGCTATTCCGCGTACATACCAGATTGTCAAACAGATTAAAGACCACTGCGAGAAACGTGGCATCCTTCCGGAAAACGTGGCGGTTGACTCGACCGGAGCCGGAGCCCCATTCTGCGACGTGCTTGCCGGAGAGTGGTCCTCTGGATTCCTCCGTGTGGGATTCGGCGGAAAGGCGTCAGACAAGCGTGTCAGCGCAAACAGCAGTCTGGTCGGGGAGGAGCTCTACGTGAACCGTGTATCCGAACTCTGGTTCGTGGGCAAGGAGCTGGTACGTACCAGACAGTTGTTTGGAATTTCCGGAGATCTGGCCCAAGAGATCTGTGCCCGAAACTACGAGCTGGTCAAAGGCGGTACGCTCCGTGTGAAGATCGAATCAAAGCTCGACTTCAAATCCAGATTTGGACGCTCTCCGGACTTAGCGGATGCTGCCTTTCTCTGTCTCGATCTCGCCCGCCAGAGGCACGGAGTGGTGGCGGTGGAGCCACTTCCGGAAAACAAATCCGGTACGTTCCGCCGGACCAACTCGTTCCAGTCTCTCCGGAACGCGCTCAGTTCGGACATGACGATGGCTCTCGATTAAGGATTCAAGATTCGGGCTGGGGTTTTTGCGTCCATTTCTGGCGATGTATTTACATTGTAGTTTGATTGCCACTTTGTACCCCCACTTGAAAACTTTCTATAGAATAGAATAAACAGATTGGGTTATAGCCCAATCAGTTTAATGGAGTATAGAAAAAGTTTTTATATAGGGATCTTGAAAGGGATCAAACTACAATGTAAATACATCCACCAAAAACGTTGACATCCGCTCCGATGTAGGTACAATGTAAATGTATGGCTACCCAACGATTTAAGAGACTACCTTCCGGTCAGATCCAGTATATGGGCGAGAAGTACGCTGGCTTCAATAAGCCGAAGAAAGCACCGTCCGGCTCTGAGAAGAAGTTCGTGGTTCTCGGAAAGGAAGGAGACAAAGTCAAAAAGGTTTCGTTTGGCGCGAGAGGCTACGAGGATTTTACGCAGCACAAAGACCCCAAACGCCGCGCTAATTTCCGTTCGCGCCACAATTGCCAGACGGCTAACGACAAAACGACCGCCCGCCATTGGGCTTGTAAGTATCTTTGGTAAATTGTATTGACAATGTAAGTCAAAGCCCCTATGATCTCGCGCCATGGGTCGATACACACCACCTAAAAATACGGAAGAGCTTGAGAAACGGAACGTACTTGCTTCGGCCCTTAAAGATTTCGCAGCAGGGAGTTCTCCGGAGACGGCTGAAAGTCTAGTTGCTCAAGGTGAAAAGATCGGCGTAACCCGTAATCAGCTTTCTAATCTTTATAACCAATACAAAAAACAAGGAGTCACAGCTACTCCTTTAAGTGCACTGCCAGAGGCCGCTGGCCCTCCATCATCTTTAGCTACGGCTCCGGCTTCGCCAGCTCAAACACCGTCTATGGCTAAAGAATCCGGATCTGTATTTGATCAACAAGAGAAAGTAGCACAAGCCGCTTCAGCAGCTTCCGGCGCATTCGGTGGTCCCAATTCCAAAGGAGCGTCGAGTCAATTCCAAGCTCCTTCGCCACGTCTTGA